CAACTTCAGCATCCATGTTCAGTCTACCATCGGTACTGAAACTGGTAGATACGGTTGGGAAGCAAGCACTGTTTCTTACGGTTCTAGTTTCACACAAACTGCTTTCCTCACTGCTCTGACTGGTGCTGGTATCACTGCTGGTGATGCTCGCTATGTTGCTGCTGCAGCATACACTGGTGTTGTTGCTTACAGTGGCGCAACTGACTGGTTCGACAACCAAACAATTTCCCTGAGCAATGGTTCTACCATCGCTTGGAACTCTCTTGCTGATAGACCTGGAACATCTTCCTACGCTGCCGCAAGAAACGCAAGAAACGATGAGGTCCATGTTGCCCTCATTGACGATGCTGGTAAGATTACTGGCAATGCTGGAACACTTCTTGAGAAGTATATCTCTGCTTCCAAAGCAAAAGATGCTGTCTATTCTGCAGGTTCCGCCTCTTACTGGCGTAAACTGATGGAAGTTGCTAGTAACTATGCTTATGGTGGTGGTGCTCCTGCAGGTACAGTAACAGTAGATCTGGATGCAGACTTTGATCCCAAGACGGATGTTGCATGGGATCAAGATGCTGAGGATGTTTCCTTCGCTGCTATCGGTAACTATCAGTGGTCCTTCGCTGGTGGTCTGAACTATGGTGGCGCAGCTACTATTGATGCTACCGATGCTCTGAAAGTAAGCGTTGGTGATCTGTCTAGTGGTTACGATCTCCTTGCTAACAAGGATGCTTACGAACTGGACTTCCTGATCATGGGTTCTGCTGCTCACGGTAGAGAGCAATCACAAGCACTCGCAAACAAACTTATCGCAGTTGCAGAACTGAGAAAGGATTGTGTTGCTTGCATCTCGCCGTTTAGACAGGCATTCCTTGCAACATCAGGTGATGGTGAGGATCTCACTCTCAACTCTGATACGGTTACCTCAGCAATTACTGCTTTCTATTCGTCGGTAACATCCTCTTCTTATGCAATCCTTGACAGCGGTTACAAGTACATGTACGACCGCTTCAGTAAAGCATTCCGTTATGTTCCTTTGAATGGTGACATTGCTGGCGTTTGTGCTAGAAATGACATCAACAACTTCCCCTGGTTCTCGCCAGGTGGTACAACTAGAGGCGCAATCCTCAACGCAGTTAAACTGGCATACAACCCCTCACAAGCAGAAAGAGATAAGTTGTACTCTGCAAGAGTCAACCCCGTAATCTTCTCCGCAGGTGCTGGTATTGTACTCTTCGGTGATAAGACTGCTCTGGGTAAGGCATCTGCCTTCGACAGAATCAATGTTCGTCGTCTGTTCATCTACTTGGAGAAAGCAATTTCTGCTGCTGCAAGAGATCAACTCTTTGAGTTCAACGATGAGATTACAAGACTCAACTTCCTGAACATTGTTGAACCTTTCCTCCGCGATGTACAATCGAAGAGAGGTATCACCGATTTCGTCGTAGTTTGCGACGAGACAAACAACACCGCTGCGGTGATTGACAACAACGAATTCGTTGCTGACATCTTTATCAAACCTGCTAGGTCGATTAACTTCATCGGTCTGACCTTCGTTGCTACACGCACGGGCGTCAGTTTTGAAGAAGTTATTGGTCGAGTTTGATCGCCTTAATAATAAACTCAACGGAGAACCCAACTAATGGCTATCAACCAACAAAATCCCCCAAAGACCGCAGACAGGACGATTGACAAGTTTAAGTCCCGCCTGTCTGGCGGTATTGCAAGACCTAATCTCTTTGAGGTTGTTCTTGCTTTCCCCGATGGAGTCGTAGATGACTCTGTTAGTGATCTTGATGCTAAGGCAAGATTCCTTGTCAAGGCAGCTGCACTTCCTGCATCGAACATTGCTCCTATCAGTGTTCCTTTCAGAGGTCGCACCCTGAAGATCGCTGGTGACAGAACATTCGATGAGTGGACTATCACCGTAATCAACGACACTGACTTCGCTATCCGTTCCTCTTTCGAGAGATGGATGAACTCTGTAGTCAAAGTATCTGATGGTGCTGGTAATACCAACCCTGAGGATTACACCAGAGATGCTTATGTTTATCAACTTGGCAGATCTGCTGTTGCTCCTAATTCCCAGGAGTCTGACGCTAACCTTCCTATTCTGAGAACCTACAAGTTCTACAGCGTATTCCCCACAAACATCTCTCAGCAAGATCTTTCTTACGATCAAGCAGATGGTACTGAAGAGTTTACTGTTACTCTCCAAGTACAATGGTGGGAAGCTGCTGGAAATGGCGGAGATGTCGCTTGATAAATAGTCTTTGATATCAAAGACACCCTATTTAAAATGTCGAAACTCTTCGGATTTTCTATTGAAGATAATGAAAAGACGCCCAAGGGTGTAGTCAGTCCTATCCCCACCACTGGTGAGGGTGGGGCTGATTATTATATTCAGGGCGGTTTTTCTAGTCAAGTTGTAGATATTGAAGGTATCTACAAAACTGAGCATGAACTCATTAGAAGATATAGGGAGATGGCACTCCACCCAGAAGTGGACAATGCCGTCGAAGATGTTGTCAATGAAGCTATCGTTTCAGATCAAAATGACTCTCCAGTAGAAATTGATCTGGAAAACCTCAATGCAAGTGATGGTATTAAAAATATTATCCGCAAAGAATTTAAACATATTAAAGATCTTTTAGATTTTGATGTAAAGTCTCACGAGATTTTCAGGAATTGGTATGTTGATGGTAGACTTTACTATAACAAAGTAATTGATATTCAAAACCCCCAAGAGGGTTTGCAAGAACTTAGATACATTGATCCTCTCAAAATGCGCTATGTGCGTAAAGAGAAGAAGAGAGATGATCGCAAGGACTTGTTTAATCAAGGAAGTGTTCGGGAAGAACAGAAAGTTTATTTCCCTGAGATCGAAGAATACTTCATGTATACTCCGAAACCTCAATACCCAACAAACATTGCTGCCCCTGGTGGCGGCACTGCAATGAAGGGTGTCAAGATCGCAAAGGATGCAATTACATATTGTACTTCAGGTCTTGTCGATAGAAATAAAGGCACAGGTCTGTCTTATTTGCACAAAGCAATTAAGTCACTCAATCAACTTCGTATGATTGAAGACTCTCTGGTTATCTACAGATTGTCTCGCGCACCTGAGCGTCGTATTTTCTATATTGATGTTGGCAATCTTCCGAAGGTAAAAGCAGAGCAATACCTTCGTGAAGTCATGATGAGATATCGCAACAAATTTGTATACGATTCCAACAGTGGCGAGATCCGTGATGACAAAAAGATGATGAGTATGTTGGAAGACTTCTGGCTTCCACGCCGCGAGGGAGGGCGCGGTACAGAAATCACTACCCTTCCTGGCGGGCAGAACCTCGGAGAACTGGCAGACATTGAGTACTTCCAGAAAAAACTCTACAGATCCCTAGCAGTGCCCGAATCCAGAATCGCAGGATCTGGCGATGGATTCAACCTAGGTAGATCTTCTGAAATCTTACGCGACGAACTCAAATTTAGTAAGTTTGTTGGTCGTCTGCGTAAGCGTTTTGCTGCAATGTTCTTGGATCTTCTGAAGACACAACTTCTTCTGAAGAATGTTGTTACTCCCCAAGATTGGGAAACAATGTCCGAGCACATTCAGTTCGACTTCTTATATGATAACCACTTTGCGGAACTCAAAGATAAAGAACTGATGGAAGGTCGTCTCAACATGCTTGCGATGATCGAACCTTATGCTGGTCGTTACTATTCGACTGAGTATATTCGCCGTCAAGTTCTGCGTCAGAGAGATCAAGAAATCGTTGAAATTGATCAACAGATTGAAGAAGAAATTGCAAAGGGTATCCTCCCAGATCCAAACCAGCAAATGCTTGAGTTGGAACAGGGTGCAATGGCAGGTGGACCTGAGCAAGGTCAAATTGAAGGTCAAGAAGATCCTGCTGCATTACCACCTGCACCCAATCCGCAAAAAGCGCAAGAAAATCCGTCTGGCGGAGAGATCTGATAAATAAGTTTATACCTCTGATTTATATCAATGGAAGAACTAGTTAATATGATTGCGACGGATTCGTCTGCCGTGGATATCAGTGACCAGATTAAGGACCTTCTTTATCAGAGAGCTGCAACAAAAGTAGACGCATTGCGTCCTGATGCTGCTGCAAGTCTCTTTGGTGCATCTGACCAAGAAACTCAGGACCCAGAATAATGGCTAGACTCCTCGTTTTAGGTGATGAAATCACCGTTGCTGCTGGCGCTGGAAACAGCACCACAGTTGATAATGCTACTGTTGTCAGAGTGTTAAATGCTTCTGGTAGCACCGTTCAAATTATTGTACAAGATTCTGCCTTTGCTGGTATTGGATCTTTTACCATGCTGAACGGCACTTCTGAGTTGGTTGAGAAGAAGGCATCAGATCTCATCCATAGTACTGGCGGACTCGTTAGACTCGCTAAAGTAGGATTTACAGGCTAATCAAATGAAACTGATCACAGAAGAAATCGAACAGGTCGAACTTATCGTTGAAGAACGCAACGGTAAAAAGTCGATGTTTATCGAAGGTGTATTCCTGCAAGGTGACATCAAGAACCGAAATGGTCGGATGTATCCTATGGAGACTCTTCGTAAAGAAGTAGCTCGTTACAACGAAAGTTTTGTCAACAAAGGCAGAGCTCTCGGTGAACTCGGTCACCCCGAAGGACCTACTCTTAACCTGGATCGTGTCTCCCATAAGATTACTTCTCTCAGAGAAGAGGGAACTAATTTTATCGGTAAGGCAAAACTCCTCAACACCCCCATGGGTAAGATCGCACAAAATCTTATCGATGAAGGTGTTAAGTTGGGAGTTTCTTCTCGTGGTCTCGGCACTCTCGCAGTAAATGAAAACGGCATTAAAATCGTCTCTCCTGATTTTATGCTTGCCACTGCTGCTGATATCGTTGCCGATCCTTCCGCACCTGATGCTTTCGTTGAAGGTATCATGGAAGGAAAAGATTGGGTTATGGACGGAGGTATCGTCCGCGAGCGACTCGTGGAAAAAACTTACAAGCAAATTAATACCCTTGTAGACCAAAGAGCTCTTGAGGAGAACAAGTTGGCACTGTTCAACAAGTTCCTTTCAAGTCTCTAATTTATAAATAAATATAGATTATATCAACGATCTAATCGGAGAGTTCACCAATGTCCGCTAAGGAATTACAAGAAATGGAAAATCCTGTAACAAGGGGTGCGAAAGGCGCTGAGGCTATGCCTAAGCTTGCCGATCCTGGAACTGGTCTGGCTTCTGTAGAAGATCTTGGTGGTCCTACCCCCGAGAACTACAAGCCCGACAATGATTCAGCGAAACTCGCAGAACCCAAAGTCAAAACTGTAAGAGATGTTGTCAACCGTGGCGCAAAAGGTGCAGAACCTATGCAGTCCATCGGCACCGAGGTACTGAAGCAAGGCGACGAGCCTGAAGTCGAAGAGACTCAGGAAGTTGTTGCTGAGCAAGAAGTCGAAGAGACTGAAGCACCTGCTGTTGACATCGAAGAAGATCTCGCTGCCCTTTTCGGTGGTGAAGAACTCTCCGAAGAATTCCAGTCCAAAGCACGCACAATCTTCGAGGCTGCTGTTACCGCTAAGGTAACTGAAGTTCAAGAAGCAATGGCTGCTGAGTACGAAGCAAAAATCACCGAAGATCTTGAGACCGTTAAGTCGGAACTCGTAGAGCGCGTCGATGCATACCTTGAGTATGTTTCTGAAGAGTGGGTCTCCGAGAACAAGATCGAAGTTGAGCACGGTCTGAAGACCGAAATGACCGAATCGTTCCTGAGTGGAATGAAGGGTCTTTTTGAAGATCATTATGTACACATCCCTGACGAGAAATATGATGTTCTGGAGAGCATGGTCTCCAAACTTGATGAAATGGAAGGCAGACTTAACGAGCAGATTGAAGCTAACATTTCTCTTAACAAGCGCCTTGGCGAATCTACAGCTGATGGAATTTTCCGTGAAGTAACCGAGGGTCTTGCTGTAACACAAAAAGAGAAACTGCAAGCATTGTCTGAAGGTGTTGAGTTTGAGGGTGAAGACTCTTATCGTGAGAAGCTGGTTACACTGAGAGAATCCTATTTCCCCAGTGAGCAAAAACCTTCTTCCAACAAAGTGGAAACACTATCTGAGGGCGTAACCTCAGAGACTGGTGTTGAGGCAACTGCTTCGATGACCCAGTATTTGAAAGCCCTTGGTATGAAGTAAACTAGTCCCAAATTAGACACTACCCCCCAAAATGTACAATCAACAACAATTAATGGAGAAGTGGGCTCCATTGCTCGACGCCGAAGGCGTTGATGCTATTAAAGATTCCCACCGTCGTGCTACTACCGCTGTTCTTCTTGAGAACCAAGAGCGTTTCCTGCGTGAGCAGGCTGCTTTTGAAAGCGGCACTGGTATGCTGAACGAAGCTGCTCCTACTAACAGCGGCAACGCTGTAGGTGCTTCTGGTGCTTTCGGCGCTGGTTCTGCTGATGCTGGTCCTACTGCTGGTTTCGATCCCGTTCTGATCTCCCTGATTCGTCGCTCTATGCCGAATCTGGTTGCTTATGAACTGGCTGGCGTTCAACCGATGAACGGTCCTACTGGACTGATCTTCGCAATGCGCTCCCGCTACACCAACCAGTCTGGCACCGAGGCATTCTTCAACGAGCCCGATTCTGCATTCTCTGCGAACAAGGCAGGCACCAACATCGGTCAAGCAACCCAAGGTGATTACACCGATGCTACCGATGATGACGGCACTGTTGGTTTCGGTTCTACTGGCACCCAGCGTGGCACCAACCCCGCTATCCTCGAAGGCGCTGCTTCTGACGCTGTTCAAGCTCAGTACAGCGTTGGTCAAGGCATGGCAACTGGCGACTCCGAGGCTCTCGGTGACGGCAGCAATGGTGACTTCAACGAGATGGCATTCTCGATCGAGAAGGTCACCGTTACCGCTAAGTCCCGTGCTCTGAAAGCTGAGTACAGCATGGAGCTGGCTCAGGACCTCCGCGCTATCCACGGTCTGAACGCTGAAGCAGAACTCGCTAACATCCTGTCTAGCGAGATCCTTGCTGAGATCAACCGCGAGGTTATCCGTACCATCTACAAGACTGCTGAAGCTGGTTCGCAGGTCAATGTTGCTAACGCTGGTTTCTTCGACCTGGATGTTGACTCCAACGGTCGCTGGAGCGTTGAGAAGTTCAAGGGTCTCCTGTTCAACATCGAGAGAGATGCAAACCGCATCGCCCAAAGAACTCGTAGAGGGAAGGGCAACATCATCATGACTTCTGCTGATGTCGCCTCCGCTCTGACCATGGCTGGTGTACTCGATTACACCCCTGCCCTGAACGCCAACCTGCAAGTTGACGACACTGGTAATACCTTCGCTGGTACTATCAACGGTAAGTACAGAGTCTACATCGATCCCTTCTCTGCCAACAGTGCTGCTAACCAGTACTATGTTGTCGGTTACAAGGGCACCAGCCCCTATGACGCTGGTCTCTTCTACTGCCCCTATGTTCCCCTGCAGATGGTTCGTGCCGTCAACGATGGCACCTTCCAGCCCAAGATTGGCTTCAAGACCCGCTACGGTCTTGTCTCCAACCCCTATGCTGAAGGCACCGCTCAAGGTCTGGGTCGTATCACCTCCAACAGCAACCGCTACTATCAGCGTACTGTTGTTAAGAACCTCATGTGATCCATATTTCACATACTTAACACTGAGACCCGA